CCCCGCACAGCCCGCCGTCACGCCCACGCTGGCCGATGCGCTGGCGGTCAAGAGCCTTGAATTCGCGGTGAGCGATGTCGAAAGGGAAATGGCGCAAGACGCAAAGGACGCCGAACACACAGGGGAACGGCCAGACCTTTGGGAATATGAGTGCTGCATCCCATACGGTGATGCGGCGCACATCCTAGCCGCCCTGCGCCAGATCGGGAGTGAGGGATGATGCGCATCTTGATCCCCCTAACCGCCTACGCCCTAGCCGTATGGCTGGCCACAGTCCTGCTGGCGCGCGCCTATGCGCCCGCAGACGTAATCCTAACCCCGCCCCTGCCGCGACCGCCGATGACGTGCATCGTGGTGCAGGGGCAGATCAAATGCGAGGTGAAGTGATGGCTGACGATCTGGTGAAGCGGCTGCGAGATGACGGCTCCTCTGATCGGCGATATGTTCGTGAGGCCAAAATCGTCTTGCAAAAAGAACGGAGTGAAGCCGCAGACCGCATTGAGGCGTTGGAAGCCAAGCTGGCCAAGGCCGTCGCGGCGCTGCGCTTGTACGACCGGGGCTATTGGCTGGCCGAGGAACCCGGCGGCGTGATCCTAAATGCCGAAGCGGAATGGCCATTTGATTGCGGCCAGCATGCCGCCGCCGTCCTCGCCGAAATCGCACCCACAGAGGAACCCGCCCCATGACTGAAGTCCCCTGCTCCCGATCCTGCGACAGCCGAAGCTGCCGCCGCGTTGCGCGGCAGGGGATCACATACCGGTGCCCACAGGCGCTGGCCGACGCGCTTGGCCTGACCCGGAGTGCGGTCTATCAGTCGCTGCACCGATACGGGGACGCCGAGCATTGCGGCATCCGCAAGGGCATCAAGCCGGGCAGCGGCAAGGCGAACCATCGCAAGCCGGTGAAATTTTGCGGATACATGTGGCCGAGCGTATCCGCGATGGCCCGAGAACTCGGGGTCGAGCGCACCGGCCTTGGTAAAAAACTGAAATCAGATCGACAGGCCGTCTTGGCAATGCTCATGAAAGTGAAGAAATGAAAAACGAACGCAAGACTTACGTCATGGACGTGCCGCGCGAACGCGACGACGAACTTCTGGCATGGCTAGAGATGCGGCGAAATGGTGTGCCGATGCGCACCATCGCCAAGATGACTGGGAACCGCGAGTCCAACTTGAACACGCTGGTCAATCGCATCATGGAAGCCGATCTGGCTTACAGCCGGGAGCCTTTACACCGCGTCTTGCCTGCGTACGGAAAAAAGCTGTGAAACCCAAAGGGGCGCAGACACTGCAGCTGGGCGGGCTGGGTAATGGAAGGGGGGCGTAAAGCCCCCCCCTTTTTTTCATTCGAACTGGCTGTAATGGCACACGTACACGCCATTGATTTCTTCGACCTCAATGCTCACGGCATTGCTTCCCTTGGCAAAGCGACACAGCGCGTAAGGCGCTTGGGCAAACGTGATCAGGGTGCCCGGTCCCTGCTGGCAAATTTTGTAATCCCCCACGGTTCCGAACTTGAAGGCCATCCCTCCATCCAGTTCCCGGTACTGGATCATGTGCCCGGCATCGGTCGAGATGTGCTCGGGGATGTACAGTTTTCCGTTCCGTCCGGGCTTTTTCGGCCCGGTGATCCCGAATTTCGTCACGTCCCTGCGTGCGCCCCTGCTGGTTTTCTTGGGGGCCTCAAAGTCCGAAATGTCCCAAATTTTCATTTTAATCCTCATGTGTGGTTGGGTGATTGAATAAATGGATCAGAAAAAAAATCCGGTCAATCGTGATGAGGGGGTGCTTAGTAGAGCGTAAGCAAGATAGATCAACATAGTTGATGTACGGATAAACACAAACTGATTGTTAAGACATTGATAATAAAGAGAAAAATGATACTATATATAGAGCTTATTCAAAATATCTTAAAAACTCCTTAAGAGAAATTTCATTGCATAAATGGAAAATTTAGGGGTCTCAGGAAGGGTGTCTCTGGGGTGGGTCTACTGGGTACTTTATGTATATCTCTGGTGACTAAGTTGACTAAGCACTAAGCACCCCATTTTTTTGTATAAAAAACAAAGACTTAGTGCGTATACGCACCTGAATATGTAGCGCACTAAGCACTCTGAGCGAGGGAATTTTGTGGGGAATGGGGGAGGTATGGGGCTGGTCGCTTAAATAGCCCCGTAGAGAGCGAAGGTCGCTTCCAAGGTAGGGTGACCTATGGAAGGGCCTAGTTTGCGTTGCTAGGCCCCTCCCATGCGTTCTTTGAGGGTTATTCTGTCAAACCCTTGGCCTTGACGCGGATGGTCTCGACGAGGATGGGCTTCCGGCAGGAGTTGATCTGCTCATCGGTCAGGAACTGCTGAAGAGCCTTGTTGTCGATCCGATACTGTTCGGACAGGGACAGCGTGATGTCGCAGGTGATGCCGTGCAGCGTGGGCATGCCCAGAGCCTTGACTTCGGCCTTCAGCGCGTCGAGGGCGGCGATTGCGGCGTCAGCAGCAGCCTTGGCGGCGGCATAGCGGTCGGCCAGCGGGATGGTGATGTTCATGGTCATGGTGATCTCCGATCAAAAAAGCTCAGCCATCAGCGGCTGGTGAGGAGAGATATAAAGCATCGTACGTTTAAGTCAACATCTGATTTGTTGATTGACTAACATTCTCTATGTGCCTTATGATACAAATCGGCACAGCAAGGGAGATTGCCATGAAACTGCACAAGAGAACGATCCGGCTGAACGGGGACCGCAAGGTCATCCAGATCACGACCCCGGCGGGGTTGGTCGTGGCCGAGTTCTACGATGACGCCCTGTACAGCATGTTCATCGCCGGGGCGCACCGCGAGGTGTCGATCTATTGCGAGGACACCTGCCAATACATCATCGCCGCGCTGGGTGAATTGATGGGGGATGCGGCGTGAACGAAATCCATCTCGATCACCTGAAAGATCGTCACATTGAGGCGCTAATGCGCATCGCAAAAACAAGGGGGCGGGCGTTCTTCGCCCATCCCCGCGCCATGATGGCACTGCGGGAAGAACATGAAAAAAGGCGCGGCATCGTCGCGCAGCCAAAGAGGAAGAAAAAATGAAAATTTATCTGCACACTCACAAACTTATCGTGTTGGGAGAAGAAATCATGCAGGCTGGCATTGGTGTTTCCCAAACAGGCGAAGACGTAGATAACATGGGGGTCATCTTTTTGCCTGACGGCATCAAGTCCGAAGAAAATCTTTTTCATAACGCTGTGTCGCTGTTTGGCATGGCATGTGACATGGCGGTTCTTTTGGAAGGTCTTGGCTTCCCCACAGAAAGGGCTGTCTGCCTGACGGGGATTTATGCCCTGCGTGACGCTCTGAAGAAGGCGCTTGAGGCATGATCTATCGGACTTTTGATGACCTGTGTCGCGCGATCCATGCCGAGATGCAGGGGATGACGACCGAACAGGAGATCAGGGACAGCGAGACGCTTCACCGGCTGGCAAAGCTGGTCAGCATCTACATGGACGCAGAAAGCAACCCGCCGGATGGTGTGATCGGTGTCGGATGCATCACCTACGCGGAACAGGTGCTGCAGGCGGCACAGTAAAAAAAACAACATTCCCAGTGTTGACACCGTTCATCGTACGATGTACGGTGTTTTCACATGAGCAGGGAGATGATCATGACCGAGTATTTTGCAGAGAATGTTGACGAGGCGTCGGAGTTTTACGTGTTCAAGTCGGAAGCCAAGCGTGACGCTTTTGTGCGAAAAAACATCGGGTGCGGCTGGAAGTTTGGCCGCATCGTGAACGGTGTCGAAATCACTGACGGGTGGGTGTGATCATGACCAAGTTTACCCACGTCTTCATCAATGAAACCCGGCGGCCTGAATAGCCTGCGCGTGCAACCCATCACCACCAATCATCAATGAGAGCGATCAACATGACCAAGAATTACCAGACCCCCACCAAGGAAACCTATGACGGACTGGACGTGGCCTTCAACCACTTCAATGACCGGCTGTTTGGAAACTGTTTGCCGCCGGTGCTGTTCACGTTGCGGGCCGGGCGTAAGGCCCATGGCTATTTCTGGGCCGAACAGTTCACCCACCGCGAAGTCGGCGATACGACGCATGAGATCGCGCTGAACCCGGCCACCATGGATCGGACACTGGAGGCCGTGCTGTCCACGCTGGTGCATGAGATGACCCATCTGGAACAGCAAGAGTTCGGCACGCCCGGCAAGAAAGGTCACCATAACCGCGAATGGGTCAAGCTGATGGAGCGCGTGGGCCTGATCCCGTCAAACACTGGTGAGCCGGGCGGCAAGCAGACCGGGCGACAGATGATCCATTACATCGACCCCCAAGGCCCGTTCGTCGACGCGCTTGAGGAGTTGAAGGACATCGGTTTCGATCTGCCGTATTTCACCAAACCTCGCGAGACGAGCGGGGCAAAGAAGAAGGACTTGTCCAAGGTCAAACGGACCTGCCCGTTCTGCGATGCAAAGGCGTGGGCCAAGCAGGGCATGCGGATCATCTGCGGCGACTGCGATGAGTTGATGGTCGAGGAGGAGGTGTGAGGTGACCCTGCCCGCGCACATCGAGCAGGCGTTGCGGCAGATCGGGGTGGTGCCTCCCAAGCGGGAGGTGCCGCCTCGGCCACCAATGCCGACCGGCGGTCCTTGGTATCGCAGTGAGGATGACATCCCGTTTTAGAAACGCTATCTTGCTGGCATCAACATGAGAGGACCGTGATATGCCAGCCGGACGCCCGCCGATGGAGTTTACCGAAGAGATGGCCGACGCAATCCTGCATGGGATCGCTGAAGGCAATAGCCTCGTGTCGATCCTCAAGGAGGATGACGAACTGCCCAGCTATACGACCGTGATGAAGTGGTTGCGGCAATACCCTGAATTTGCTGCCAATTACGCGCGCGCGCGCGAAGATCAGGCAGATCACGACGCGGACAAGATCGGCGACATCGCGGAGCGCGTGGTGAAGGGGGAAGTCGACCCGCAGGCTGCGCGCGTGGCCATCGATGCTTATAAGTGGGCGGCGGGCAAACGCAAGCCGAAGGTCTACGGAGAAAAGCTGGCCATCGGCGGAGACGCGGACGCGCCGCCGATCCGCACCACTACGAAGTTGGACATTTCCGCGTTGTCTTTGGAAGAATTGGACGTCTTGGGAGCCGTGCTGCAAAAATCCATCAATGAGCAAGATTGATCTTCCATTCGCAATCGACCCTGTGGCGCTTTACCGCATGGTCGAGAAGCGGAAGTGCGAATTGTCACTGGCCGAGTTCGTGAAGCATGCGTGGAGCGTGATCGAACCCGGCCAGCACTACGTCCATGGCTGGCACATCGACTTCATCTGCGCCCATTTGGAGGCGATCACCGATGGGGTCGTTCTGGACAACGACGAGATTTACAACCGCCTGCTGGTGAATGTTCCGCCGGGCACCATGAAGTCTTTGCTGATTGGTGTGTTCTGGCCAGCATGGGAATGGGGGCCGCGCAACATGCCGCACATGCGCTATGTTTGCGCCTCCCATGGCCAAGAACTCGCTATCCGTGATGGACTGCGCATGCGCCGCCTTATCGTCTCCGACTGGTATAGCGGCCACTGGGGTGATCGCGTCAAGCTGACCGGCGATCAGAACCAGAAGACCAAGTTTGAAAACACCGCGACCGGGTTTCGGCAGGCTACGGCGGCAGGCTCGATCACCGGGGCGCGAGGCGATCGCGTCATCATTGACGACCCGCACAGCGTAGATGGGGCCAACAGCGACCAACAGCGGCAATCGACCCTGACATGGTTTCTGGAAGCCGTTCCGACCCGCGTGAACAACCCGGATCGGTCGGCTATCGTGGTGGTGATGCAGCGCCTGCATGAAGCTGACGTATCCGGCGTGATCCTGTCGCGCAATCTTGGATATGATCACATCATGCTGCCCATGCGCTACGATCCGGCCCGCGCCATGCCCACAAAGCTGGGGTATGCCGATCCGCGCGAGGAAGAAGGCGAATTGCTGTTCCCGGATCGGTTCCCGCCCGAAGTGGTGGAGAGGGACGAGAAGGCCTTGGGTCCATACGCGACAGCTGGTCAGTTCCAACAGCAGCCAGAACCGCGCGGCGGGGGCATCATCAAAGACCACTGGTGGCAGCTGTGGGATAAGCCGGAATACCCGCCCATCGAGTTCATCGTGGCCAGTCTGGACACTGCCTACACAACGAAGGCCGAAAACGATTTCAGCGCCATGACGGTGTGGGGCGTCTTTTCCGGGTCAGGTGAAGGGCGCGCCACGCGGTCAGTCGACCGATATGGGCGAACCGTTGACCTGCGCACCAGTTATCAGTCCGAGGGCCTCGGCCCGGTGCCGAAGGTTATGCTGATGTATGCGTGGCAGGCTAAACTGGAACTGCACGAACTGACCGAGAAGGTGGCGTCGACCTGCAGCCGAATGCGCGTTGACCGCCTGCTGATTGAGAACAAGGCCGCCGGTCACAGCGTGGCGCAGGAAATCAGAAGGCTATTCGGGTCCGAAAATTTTGCTGTGCAGATGTACGACCCCAAGACGTTGGACAAGACCGCTCGCCTGTACTCTGTCCAGCACATCTTCGCCGAGGGCATGGTCTATGCCCCCGACAAGGACTGGGCCGAGCAGGTGATCCGGCAATGCAGCGTCTTCCCCAAGGGTCAGAACGACGATCTCGTGGACACAGTCAGTATGTCGTTGCAGCACCTTCGCAGTGTTGGTATGCTCACAAGGGCGGCTGAGAGAATGGCCGAACTGGAAGAGGCTAAACGGTTCACCGACAATGATAGCGGTGCGCCGCTATACAATGTCTGAGGGGAAATCATGAAGCGGGTACTATGTGATGCGACGGTTGACCGGCTGGGACCGAGCCAGTTTCAAGTCACTGTGCAGGGGCAGGGCGACCATGAGGGCATCTTTCGGGTCTACGTGATCAAGAAGATGGCCGAGGACAACGCCGCCCGCGCTGGTATTGACCGTTTTGTGGCAGAAATGGGAGGAAACGCATGATCATTGTGGCAGGGACGAACAAGTCCGCATACATCACTGGTGTGACATATTGCAAAGACAGGTGCGCGCACCTTCCCTTCTTTGCTTTCGCTGATGCGGCGACGGTAGACGCTGAATTGGACTTGATTGATTTTGAAACCGAAGATGGGGACGAAAATGTGCAACTCATCATCGACGTGTTCGACAAGCACGGGTTTGTGATCTTCTTTGACAATCCCGCCGCCGCCAAACGCTTCATGGTATCGACAACGCACACGCTGGACATCGCCGCCACGACTGACTGGGATGACCGAACCCCTGATCCTGTGAGGGCAAACTGATGATCATCAACGGCACAGCGTTGCTTTTGGCCGCACCCATCAAGAACATGCTGACCCGCAAGGAGCGTGGCCCGCTGACCAGCTATGGCCTTTCGGAAGCGGGCTATGACATCCGCCTGAAGCAGGACGTGGACTTTCGTGTGAGCGACGATCCGCGCATCGGCCCGCGCACCAGAGTGAACGACTGGGACCGACCGGGCAACTTTGTCATCGCCTCGGCCATCGAGGAGTTTGACATGCCAGACAACCTGATCGGGATCGTTCACGACAAGTCCACATGGGCGCGGCAAGGCCTGTCGGTCTTCAACACCGTGATCGAAAGCGGATGGAAAGGCTTTTTGACCCTTGAACTTGTCTATCATGGCCGGTCTCCGCTCTTTATTCCGGCAGGTACCGGCATTGCGCAAGTGATCTTCCACAAGACCGCTGAACGTGCATCGTACGAAGGGAAATATCAGAACCAAGCCGACGAACCTGTGGGGGCGATCAATGGATGAATGGGTGGGGTCTTGAACATTTTGCCAGTGCAACGCAGCGCCTCTGGCGTCAAGGAGGACAGCGCAGGGGCCGGGAAGTACGACGCGCTGCGCCGCGTATTCGACTTGGCGCTGTTGCAAGCCGCTTATGGCAAGGGTGCTGAACGGCACGCCAATGGGCAGCCGTTTGATCGGCAGCCGATGATGGAGATCAGCCGCATGATTGGCGGCCCGACCGGGTGCTTTTACCAAGCCATGAAGAAGGTGCAGGAGGCGTCCCGCATGGAACCGGAAGCGGCCAAGCGTGAATTGCTGGGCGCGATCAACTATCTTGCCGGGGCATACCTGCTGCTGGAAGAGAAGGACCAGACCTGATAGGATCGCGCCAAACTGATCCATGAAGGGATATGACGGATGCCTATGGTTCCCGGCCTGAACTCCGCCGTGCGGATTAAAGAAGACCCGTCGGACGCCGCAATCGGCCCGATGGATGTCATGGTGGAGAGCGCCGACGAGGAGCCTGACGTCCCTGAGTTCAGTCAGGATGGCGCGGTCCTGCGTATTGACCATGGTGATGGCTCGATCACCGTCAGCCTTGACGGCAAGCCGATCAGAGAGGCCGAAAACGATGACAGCCCTGAAGGCTGGTTTGACAACCTTGTCGACAAGATCGACGACATGGAATTGGGCCTGATCGCTGACGAACTGCTGCGCGGCGTGGACGATGATCTGATGTCTCGCAAGGAGTGGGTCGAAGATCGGGCGCAGGGCATGAAATTGCTCGGCCTGAAACTGGAGATGCCCGGCATTCAAGGGTCAAACGATGGCGCGCCGGTCGAAGGCATGTCAAAAGTCCGACACCCAATGCTGCAGGAAGCCGTGCTGCGTTTCCAAGCCAATGCCCGGTCCGAAATGCTGCCGACCGATGGCCCGGTGAAGATCAGGGATGATGCCAACAGCGCAACCACAATGCGCGACGAAATGGCCGATGGGTTCCAGAAGGACTTCAACCATTACCTGACTTCGACCGCGACCGAGTATTACCCGGACACCGACCGCATGTTCCTGATGCTGGGCTTCGGGGGCACCTCGTTCAAGAAGGTTTATTTCTGCCCCCTTCGGAACCGCCCGGTGTCCGAAAGCGTTGATGCCGACGACCTGATCGTCAACAACAACGCGACCGACTTGTCGAACGCCCGCCGGATCACGCACCGCGTCTATATGAAGCCATCGACCGTGCGCCGCCTGCAAATCCTCGGCATTTATCGCGACATTGAACTGGCCACGCCGCAGGACACGTCGCCCGACAGCGTGCAGGAAGCCAAGGCGTCCCAGCAGGGTATCTCGACGCAATCCCTGAACCCGGACGACCGCGACCGCGAAATCTACGAGGTCTACTGCGAACTCGACATCAAGGGCTTTGAACACAAACACAAAGGCAAGCCGTCTGGGCTGGAAATCCCATATCGCGTCACCATTGACGTTTCCAGCCGTGAAATCCTTTCAATCGTACGAAACTACGATGAAGAAACGAAGAGCCTGCCAGAGGCCCGCAAGACCTTCGTGAAATACACCTTTGTGCCGGGCTTTGGCTTTTATGACATCGGCCTGCTGCACATCCTTGGCAACACCACGAATGCGGTGACCGCCGCGTGGCGCGAACTTCTGGATGCCGGGATGTACGCCAACTTCCCCGGCTTCCTGATCTCGGACTCTGGCAGCCGCCAGAACACCAACATCTTTCGCATTCCGCCGGGCGGAGCGGCGCAAGTAAAAACGGGCGGCCAACCCATCAACCAAGCCGTCATGCCGCTGCCCTATAAGGAGCCGTCGCAGGCCCTGATGGCACTGGTCGAGAACATGGCCCAGACCGGAGCACGCGTTGGCGGGACGTCGGAATTGCAGGTCGGCGAGGTCGGCCAGA